TGCCACAAATACTTGATAGGCATACGAGATGCGTCTTTGAAATTAATTAACAAGTCCGTACCCCTTCCCAATCAAAAGAATTTTAATCTCTGGACAAAAATGATTTAGTATTGCAACAAAAATAATAAATAGAAATATCAAGGTTATTATTTTCACTCTGAACGTCCTATAAAATTATTCTTGATATATTCTTCTTTGAGTTTGGATTCTTTTTCGTAATCGGGATGGCCGGGCTTATATTCTCTGCGGCGATAGACTGTTCGGGTTGCACCAGATGGTGTGACTTCAACTCGGGGTTCTAATTTTATGATTGTCTTTTGCATTGTCTTATTTACCAAACCTTCTTGCCCAATAATCAGCAAGTATAAATATTCCTATCATTAATAATCCAAAAAATATCCACATGATTTTTACGTCTGTCATTTAGTCGCTAAAGCCTCTTTGTGTTGTTTGTGTGCCCCAGCGGCCTTCTGCGCTGTGTCTGCCATCTGGTTTTGTTGTGCCATCTTTGCCTGGGCTTGCATTGCTTGGGCATTTTTCTTTCGAATTTCCTCTACCTTGCGCTTCTCACGGACAAAGGTTGGGTCAACATTTAAGAAGTCGGCGCTTCCAGCGATAATGCGATCACCGTCAACATTGTCTTTAGCGTCAGGTATGATTCCGTTAATTGCGCCCACGATCTGTAACCAAGTGGTAAGGCCTCCAAGAGCAGCGGCGCGTTGGGCTTTGGCGAGAGGGGACATAAATATAACACCAATGTCCATCTTGTTATTCTTGTCAACTAACTCCCTTGGAGGTGGCGGAAAGACCCCACGGCTGTTTATAATGTCGAAAGCTCTGAGCTGTGATTGACCTATCTTCTTGGTCATACGACCAACGACCGGGCCAACAAGTTCGAGAGCTTCTGTTATGCGCTGATTAACTTCGGGGTTGTTCATGTCCTTTGATACGTTGCTCATGGCTTTAAACAGGTTTAGAAAGAAACCACGGTCAATCAAGTCCTGCTCCATCTGCATCATTTCAACAGATAGCTTGGGATCATTGCCTGTTGGTATCTGGAAATAATCTTCTTTGGTATATTTGGTCTTGTCATAATAGTTCATGGCATCAGGGTTCTGTGAAAATCTCCCTAACCAGAAACGTGCGGGCATGGCCACGGCCCCACCAGCGGCTTTCATGGCAAACTTTAAATTTGTTTTCTTTTGGGCATTGGCGAGCTTGATTGATGATAAGACATCCATGGCAGGGCTGTACGCCATGTCATCCCCGGACTGAATCCAAAACTCAAGCACGGCGTAAAGATTAGTGTTGTAACCCTTCTCATCAAACTTGTGTGCTTCTTCGGGGTAATACCAGACAGACCTAAAGGGCATGTTTACTGAATCTTTCTTTGAAGCGTCCCTAACGTCACGGGGACCAACGTAATGCTCAATGTCAAAAAGTTCGAAATACTTATCAGCATCAAGCGCTTCTTTTACGTTCTTGGGGATTGCATTAGGCCATCGCTCTTTGATTTGGATAGCGGTATACTTGAACCTGCGGAATAGGCCAACGATTTCACCACGATAATCACGCTCATAGCTACATTGCTGTACCGGTATGGATGTGTACCTTACGTGATCACGCCAATCTTCTTCTGTGGCAATTGGTGCGGAACCCGCCCAAAGATCATCAGTGTAAGATTCCAGAATTGTTTCATTCCAATTTGATGCGTTGTTTATATCAGTCTGAATGTCAGAACATTCTTTGAAGTAACGCTGTACATTTCCGCTCTGGTTCTTCTTGGGGTCAATAGCGGAGAAGCCAAGCCACTTATTTACTGAACTGGTAAGCTTGGAATGGAATCCTGCGGCAGATTCCCTTAATGCAAGTCTTGCCCGTGAATCGAAAAGGTAAGCGTCATTGAGGCGCATGTCTTCTGTTTTTATGGTGGTAATCCAGGCCTTGGACGGAATACAAAAGTTTGCAACATCTTGCAGATAAGAATATCGGTTGCCATCTTTGCCTTTGAGATAGATGCTTTTGGCTACTAAGTTTTTAATGTCTGTGTTTGTAGAAACTATTGGTGGCATATTTATCCGCCGATCAGTGAACTAGATTTAACATCTGCGCCTGTGAGTATCCCCAAACCACCCGTATTATCTGTGACCCCACCGCTTGCCAATAAAGTAGCGCGTTGATCTGCGACCGTGGCCGCGGCTGTTGTGTTGGCTGTTGATTGACTTGGGGTTGTGGGTGCTGTTTGGGATGGTGACTTTGTGCTTGCAGCAGATGTTAAAGCCATAATTCCTTCTGTGGCTGCACCTGCCGCTAAAGCTGTAATTATGAAAGGGACTGCTGGCATATGTCTTTTATAAAGAAGGATTCAAAAACCTTATATCCTCTTTTCCTATAGATTGATTTCATATTAACATAGTTCTGTTTGTAGCCAAGTAATATTTTATTTATTTTCCTTGACTTACATTCTTTTTCAAACTCGAAAAGCAATTTAAGTCCTTCCACCATCTGCTGACGCACGTACCAAACCAATGCTTGAGCGATAAGATCATCACTGAAGAATGTCTGCGTTATCTGCGCTGTGAATATTCCTTTTATGATTCCGTTATCTTCAAGAACAAGGCTAATGTAGTTAGGGTTATCAATAACAACACCAGTGAAGTCCTTTATTTTTTCATTGTTTATACTAAGACAGTGAGCATACTTGCTTCTCTCGGCGAACTCAATACCAAGATCAACTAGTTTATCAATATCGTTTATGTGTGCTTTTCTTACAATCATTGTTTTGGTTTATTTGAAAGCTGAAACACATCACGGGCCTGTTCAAGCATTCCATATAAAAGACAAACATCGTTCGCCGGCCCCTGTGCATGAATATGTGTTGGCGTTTGTCCTGTAAGGTCTTTGGCGATCACAATAACTTGATGATGGTCACTGATGTTGCCTAGAAGTTTGGAAATTGATTCGCGGGCTTCTCTTGCGGCTTTTGCTGCTTGTCCTTCTAGTGGCTTTCCATCAATGCTTTCAATATTCATTCCGTCTGACATGTAAGATTTCCTTTCAATCTGCTGTTTGTTGTAATCGTGAAACGCTCTCTTGCCCTGTATTGCTGAAATTATCATCTGCCGTTCTTTGCATCTCTGGCTGTCTGCCGGCTTGAAACCTTTGGTCTTGGAGATTAAGAGCGCAGGCGTACTGCGCCATTTTCCAAACGTCACCCTTGCCCGGGCTTCTTTTAATCTGTTCTTTAATATCTTTCTTCTCAATCAACTGCAATAGACCCTGTCTGTTCACAAATGCCACGTCATGCTTCAAATCTTCTATAAGGTGCTTGTGTCTTGGATTGATAGATGCAAGTCCAGCGTAGGCTCGTTTCTGGGCCACGTAGGCTATCTCTGCCCGCATGTTGGCATAGACAGGACGGTTTTGTCTTAAAGTTGTGGTTGAGGATACCTTTGATGGTGCGCTCCCATTGAATTTAATCAACTGAATACCGGCTAAGAAATTCTCATCCATTGAAGCAAGCTCTAAGTATGTGTCAGCGCCAATTCCGTCACAGTCAACTATGATCCAGTAACCATCGATGCGCTTGCACATTTCAACGGCTTTTAAGGCTTTCTCGGTTGGGGACATGATTGTTTTGGAATATGTTTCAAGTGGTAATCCTTCATTGATAGCCAGAAACTCGTTATCATCCGCGCCCATCCCGGAAGGATCAACGGCTACACCTGAATTGTTTATTCCCCGGCCTATGCTCATGGTGTCAAACCTTGCAACGGCATGTTGTATCAAAGCGTCCGGGAATATGAAGTTTGAAGCGTTCTCCATTGGTTGACCGAGCCAAACGTGGTTATAGCTGTCAATGTCAACGGTCCGCATGTTCTCGGCTTCTATCTTGCTTTCTGCGGGGCAGTGCTTGTTTTCGTTGTAATTGATATGGATATGAAGGCAGTCCGGGCGCTTTGCAAACTCTACGTAAACAGGATCATCACTCAATAGCCGGTTCATAGTGAAGAATACTTTAGCCTTGCTCTTGCGGATTGTGGGGATAA